GACTAATGGTTCTAAGCAAGAATTGAAGCGTACATCTGCTGGTGTTTATCACAGAATGCGTAACAATGGTAACTTGGTACAATACAATCGTGGTGAGTTCTCTGCTAACTTGATCCGTTCTGTATTTGGTGATTTGTTCTATCGTCGTGTGGATGTTAAAGATCGTAAAGTTAAGATGTATACAAATGAAGCTGGTTTTGACGTGTTCCAACAAGCTTTGAAGACTGATGCTCTTAACAGTGGTCTTACTTTCATGGCTGATTCTGGAAATCGCTACATGCAAGGAGAAGGACAACACATCACTTACAACTTTGCTTTTGATAGCATGGTTACACGTGAGACTGGTCGTGTTGAACTGATTCACTTGAAAGAATTGGATTTGCCACAATCAAACTTGGAATTTGGTCAGAACAAGAAGAGTACACCAGTATTCATGGTATTTGATGTATCACCTATGAGCGATGGTTCAATGGTTAACAACATCCGTGAAGTACGTATGAAAGGTGCTCCTTCTATGACTTGGGGATATATCGATGGTACTCGTCACCACTTAGGTTTTGCTAAATCTCAGGGTATGAGTTCTGCTAACAAATTCCCTGGTTATGAGATCTGGATGAAAGACCGTTGTGATGTGTTCATTGAAGATTTGTCTCGTACAGTCTTGATTGAAGAGATTCCACAATTCTAATATTACTACACACAGTAGTGTGTATATAACCTACCGAGAGAATGTTCTCCCTCCTTCAGTGGAGGGAGCATCTCTCAAATACAGAGGTGAGTGTTGGGGTGTCCCCAGCAGCCATGATCTTCGGTGATCAATCCTCTGCAAATTAAACCAAATAAACAACTACATTATGGGCAGAATAGGCAAAATCTCCACTATTAAAAAGGAGTACAATAATTCTCAGTTGCAAACAATGCAAGGAGGTCTAGCAATTAAAGGCTTAACAAGGATTCCTGGTACAGGAGTTTTTAAATATCCTTACAAAGAACTAGATGGACAGTATAGGACAGGGCTTGATCCTAATGCTAACTATATCAGACGAATTTCAGATCCTTTAGAAAGAGAAATGGAAATTGAAAGAGTTACAACTCTTCGTGATAAACTTCAGCTTGCATTAGGAGGAATTGATCTTGGTCCTCGTTCTAAGTTTTGGAACTATGGACTCTCAACCTCTACAGAAGACACATTACATGTACAATCTGTTAAATTATTAGATGGAGACAATATTTTTGACCTAACTACTCCTCTTCAGGAACTTGCTTTCTCTTGGTTGCGTGTTCATCCTACAATCGCAAGCTCTTATCAAGCTTGGGAACGTGGTGAATATCCTGCAGAAACTCAGTTTTATGTAGCTGATGAAGAAATTGAAAATGCAGTGATGTTCAAAAAGAAACAACTTATTAATAAAGCTATTGTTAAGTTTGAATCTATGACTCCTGAGAAGAAGAAGAAAGTGGCTCGCTTACTTGGATTACCTGTTACAGATGATACTAAGGAAGAAGCTGTATATAATCTGGTGGACAACACTTTAAAACAAACAGAGTTTAAGAATGGTAAATACCAAGGACTTAACCCTGTAGAAGTTTTCAACCGATTTGCTGACATGAAGGAAAATCTGCTCCATATTAAAGATGTTGTAAAACAAGCTATCATTCACTCCATATACAGAGTAAAGAACAGTGGTAAGATATATGAAGGAGAGTTTGAAGTGGCTAAAGATGAAGATGATTTAATTAAATACCTTGCTGACGAAGATAATCAGGAAGATTTAATTACGCTTGAACAAAAATTAAAAACTAAGAAACTAGCTTCTGTATGATACCTGTAGATAGTTTATTATATAAGATTGATCAAAGACTAAATAAACTATCTACTAATGACCATCAACAGATTCAATTAGAAGATAAGATTTTAGCTTTGAATGAAGCACAGATAAAACTTATCAAACAAAAAGTTGATGGTTGGAGCACTGTGAGTGGAATGGGCTTAGATGCTTTCAAGAAGCGTTATGAGGATCTTCAAAGTCTTGTAGTTTCTTATAACAATCAACCTTTAAAGCTTACAATATTAAATAAAGAACTAAATCAATGGAAGGCTGGCTTACATGATCTGAATCCAAAATATATGTTCTATGTAGATGCATATATTATTGCAGATAAGGGAAAATGTAAGAATAGAAAAATCTGGATTAACAGAGACCTGGCTAAACATGGTGATCTTCAGTTTATTCTGAACAATGACCATTATAAACCATCATTCGAATATCAGGAAACATTCAACTTCCTGTCTTCAGATGAAATCTCAATATTCACAGATGGTACATTCACTCCAAAAACTATCAATATAATGTATATGAGATATCCTCAGTACATTGATAAAGAGGGATATGTCAAGTTTGATGGAACACCTTCCGTAGACCAAGATTGTGAACTAGAGACCTATCTGGAAGATGAACTTCTAGATCTTACAGTCCAAAACCTGGCAATGTACACAGAGAATCAATCTGCTGTTCAGAATGCCACATATAGAATTCAAACAAACGAGTAAATTTTTTCCATAACAATTTAAACTTAATAAAATGGCTGATTTTTCATTAACTACCCTCTTCGTAGTACCTGTTGGCTCAACTATTGCTAATAGTGGTTCTACGCAAGATTTGACTCCTGGCAAGGTGGGTTTTTTCAAAAATGACTACACTTTTGCTACCTCTGGTACTATTGCTGCTTCTCCTTATTTCTATGTTGCACAAGGACGTGTGAACACTTACTTACAAGGTAGTAAGCGTTCTGACAAGATTAAGGGTTGCCCTTCTGGTTCTGGATGTAATTCAAATGTAACCGAATGGTACAAAGTAGATGGTTGCTCTACACCTGCTACACAGGTTACAGATGTAGATGGTTGGAATGTAAAGTGTGGTGATATTGTCACTATGACTTTGCGTGCTCATTCTAGCTACATTGACACTCTGTATTTCAATGGTCTTACACGTTCAGTGACTGTTCAAGCTCCTTGCTGTGACTGTGGTGGTAATCCATGTGATACAGTTGATGTTCCTGCTTTGATTGATGCTTTCATCTTGAAATTGCAACAACAAGCTCCTGGTATCAATCCTGATAACATTAGCTTGAACAACTTCTTCCAATTCCAACGTATTGGTAATGATGCTAATGCAATCTTGCGTATTAGTGGTAAAGCTCTGACTGTTTATGGTCAACCTTGTGATGTTGCAGCATTTCCTTTTGAATATGACAGAATGTACTTCCGTACTTTCGTTTATTCTGGTCCTGCTACCACTGCTGATTTTATTGTTGCTGACAACTGTAACATTGTTGCTAATGCTGTAATCACTCAGCGTTCTTCTTACGCTACTGGTACTTCTGCTGAAATTACACAATTGGAGAAAAACTACTACAGTTACCAAGCTGGTTACTTAAAGCATTTGTATCGCATGGTTGGTTACAATGAGAACTTTGAATCATGGGTAAGTGGTGGTACAACTTACAGCACCTACTACATCAAGTTCAATGAGTATGATAAATCAACTTACAGTTGGGGTGATTACATCAAAGAAGATTCAATGGTTATCATCGCTGCTGAATTAGGTTCTGCTGCTGAAACATCTATCGATGCTATCTTATTGGCTGCATTAGGAACTCCTAGCCCAAGCGGTAATACTTGTATCACAACAACTTCTACTTCAACCACTACATGGCCTACTACTACAACAACTAGTACGCTGATTCCTTAATAGTTTAGTAGAAATCATATTAACCTATGCCAGAGGGTGAGAGAGGATCTTCTCAAAATCCTCTGGCATATTTATTTATAAGTTATGCCTAGCACAAAATTAGATATATTAGTTATTCCTACATATAACAGCAAGACTCTTGGTGTAAATGATGCATCTACATATGCCTCAACACCATCAGCTCCTTCTTTGGAAATAACTATTCCAGCATTTGGAAAGGTTACACTTCCTTTTAACATTAATACGCTGAATGTAATTAATTCTACTTCTCTAGGACTTTCAGATGTTGGAAGTCCAATAATACCTCTTCCTGATGGTGTATACTATCTAAGGTATTCAGTTGCTCCTGCATATGAGAACTTTGTAGAAAGATCAATCATGCGTGTAGATCAATTACAAGAGAAGTTTGATACAGCTTTCATGAGACTTGATATGATGCAATGTGATCTTGCCATCAAGACACAGCAGAAAGTAACATTAAATAGTATATATTATTTTATTCAAGGATCTATTGCTGCTGCAAATAATTGTGCTATCTTTGAAGCAAATAGACTATATAACCAAGCAAACAAGATGTTAGACAACTTTATTAAAGCTGGAACATGTGGTTGCTCTGGTAATAATTACGTAACCAACTTCTATTAATATGGCTGCTTGTAAAAATTGCGGAAAACAAGTGGGATGTGGATGTCAATTATCAAATGGACTTTGCACATCTTGTCAATCCACACAAACAACTAAGAAATAATGTTAACACCTAGGCTTACAGAATGTTTGGAATGTGCAGATATATCAGCATTGCTATCTGAAATAGATTGCAAGCTGACAGATCTTGCTAAAGCTGAATATAATAATTTAGTATTTTCCCTCAACAGGCCTATACAGGGAATATTAATATCTGATCTTTTAATATATAAAAGAATCTTAACAAATAGACTCTGTAATCCTGATTATGCTTGTCACTATCCTCTAAACCAGATAGCTAGCAGAGTGAAGATATTACATCCAATTCTCTGTAAATCTAATTGTCAGGAAAACAACTTTGCATTTAGCAATCCTGTTCCTGATACATATCCTCCAACACAACCAACCACTACAACTACTAGTAGTACAAGTTCTACTACAAGTACAACTAGTAGTACAACAACACTAGGATAAACCTAATTAGTAAATTATAAAATATAAATACATGTCTTGTTCAAATTGCTTTAATGGCTGTTCGCAAATAACCTCTGACCAATGTGTCAGATATACAGGAATAGATGTCCCTGTTCTTGGGATTCAACAAGGAGATTCTCTATCATACATCCAACAGGCTTTGATAGAGTTTTTAGTTTCCACATTAGATGGTTCTGGGATTAAGGTGACTATTGATCCAGCAATCCTTTGTCCAGTAGTTAGTGGTAATCTTCCTACATGTGGAGATATTACAATTGTAGATGTGACAAATGCTTTGATTAAAACAGCATGTTTCATCCAAACAGAGATTGTTGCTATACAAGCTGATATAACTAATATAGAAGGTGATATTGCTGAGATAAATGGTCCATACACTCTTCCATCAGGATGTCTGGGAACTCTTCCAACCAATCCTACAACACATGATGTTGTACAAGCAGTAGTGACAACGCTTTGTGCATTTATTACAGATGTTCAAACAAATTACGTCCTTCTTGCAGATCTTGACACATTGATTGCACAATACCTCTCTTCTCAAGGTGGTGGTGGTACAAAAGTATATGAGAAGATGGTTCCTTATATAGCGTATGAGTATTATGGTTCTATATCAGGAAACTTTGATGGTACAGGTGCAGGATTGGGAGATTGGGAAAAGGTTTATTTATGTAATGGTGGTAATGGTACTCCTGATAAAAGAGGTAGAGTGGCAGTTGGTGTAACATCTGGTATGAACGGAACTGTTCCAATGGCTTCTGCTGTAAATCCTTCATCTAGTATTCTTAATCCTAATTACACTTTATACAGTAATTTTGGATCTAATGGTGTACAATTAACTGAAGGTCAACTTCCAAATCATACACATAATAATCAAGTAACAGTAACTATACCTCCTCATTCTCATACTGGTGCGTTTAAAGCAGTAAGTGATAATTGGGATTGTTGTGGTGGTAGTACTCCAGGAAATGCTACAGGTTCTGATGGTAATTCTACAGGAAGTGCAACTTTAACTCCTGAAGTAAATGTAGTAAATGCTGCTATAGGAAGTGGAGAATTTCATCCAAACAATCAACCAGCAATTGGTTGCTATTATATAATGTACATTCCTTAATAATTTAAAATATAAATAATATGTCTTGTAATCCAGGCAGTCCTTGCTACAACACAACATCATCTTCTTCAGGAGATCCTTGCAATCCTAATAATGCAGTTTCCTGTGAAACAGTGATTTACAATGGTCCAACACTTCCTACAACAGGAATTGACACTTGTACAAACCTCTGTGTTGCTCTCCAGGAGATAGATAATACCATAAGTCAGATAGTCTCAGGATCTAATATAACAGCTAGTAATGGCCTTTCAAAGGTGCTTGATGATATCCGTTTGGGTGGATCTCTTACACAATCAACAACAATTGCTACAGGGCCCTTTGATTTAATTCTTACAGGAATTGATGCAGGTGCTCCTACAGATGATCTTCTTGTTCTTACACCAGGAGGTATTGTTAGAAAGGTGGCAGCTTCCTCATTAGCTCCTACAATCACTCTTACACCAAACACAGGTCTTGATTGGACAGATGCTCCTGTTAATACAGAACTTAGAACTCTATATAACACACTTGTTAATGATAATGCACAGAGCATTCCTTTAGGTGGTGCTCCTTCACATCCTGCTTCATATTGGAAAACAAGAACATTTGTAGAGATGTTTGATGAAATCTTGTTCCCTGCACAACTTCCTACATATACAATTCCTACAGTTCAAATCACTGGTATTACAGGTGGATTATATGAAGTGGGTACAGCAATTCCTATTAATGCTACAGTTACAGCAAATAAATGGGATGCTGGGGCTTTTGCTACATTACGTATGTTAAAAACAGTGAATGGAGGTTCTCCAACAACATCACCACTAACTCCAATTACAATAACACCAGGATCACCATTTGGTCAAAACTTCCCACCAATTACTAATCCTAATAGTCCAAATATTTCATATTCAGCATCTTATACAGATGCTTTATTTGCAATACCAACACCTTCTTCAGGAAGTTCTAGCACAGTGGTATTCCAAGCTAATGGTGATCATGCTGCAGGCTCTCCTAAATTTACAAGTTTGAACGTTGCAGATGTTAGACCTGCTGCTTGTGATACAACAAGTGCACCACAATCAAGCTGTACGACATCAAGTGCTACTTATACAATCACTGGTCTCTATCCTATCTTCTACGGAGCTATTGATAATCCAACAAATACAGCTACTGTTGATAATGCTAGTATTGCTACTGATATTGCAGCAGGAGGATCTTCTGGAAGAACTTCTACAAAACTTCCTCTTGTATCAGCTACAGGAACAATCACTATTCCTTTTACAGCTAACTTAAACCAAAAGACTTTCTGGATAGCAGTTCCTAATGTTGGTAACACACCAAAAACTAAATTCAAACCTTTGTGGGGTTTACAAATTGAGAATACATTTGGCCCATTGAATGCGTGGGATGATTATGGAACAGTGAATGTAAACTCTCCAACAAGTCTTTGGAGTGGAATTTCATATAGAATATACAGAAGTAATTATTCAACTGCAACTGGTAACCCTGGAAACTTCCAAATCTATTAAAATCAATAATACATGTCAGTAATTATTCAAGATAATTTTAGTACAGCAGCAGCTAAACCTACAGATGCTAGATATGGCCCATATAATAATGTGGCTGCTGCACAATCTGCTATTCCTGAAGTTTATAGATATAAGGGACTTACAGTGGGAATTCTTAATTCTGGTGTAGTTGAAGAATACTGGTGGGCTAATGGTGTTACAGATCCTGATCTTGTTCAAAAAACAGCAACAGGAAACGTAACAGGAATTACACAAGGAACAGGTATTATTGTAGACAATACAAATCCACAAATACCAGATATTTCTGTTGATACAGCATATGTTCAAGTTGTTAGCAATCTATCAACAAGTGTTCCTACAGATGGTACATCTGATGTTAAATATCCTTCTGTAAAAGCTGTAAAGGATTATGCTGATGGATTGGTGGTTGGTCTTTTGAATGATAGAGGAAACTGGGCTGCTGGAGCTTCTCCAGGAGCCTATCCTACAAATCCTCCTGCAACAGGAAGTGGTCCTGCAGGAGCTATTCTAAAAGGTGATATTTGGTTTATTAGTACAAATGGATTTTTAGGAACAACAGCTGTATCAATAGGAGCAAGTGTAAGAGCTCTTGTTGATAGTCCAAGTCCATCAACAGATGCTGACTGGGATATTATAGATGCTGGACTAGGCTTCACTCCAGAGAATGTAACTAATAAAGTTTCTACAGGAGCTAATGTTAATGCTGATCCTACAAGCACTTCTAAATATCCCTCTGTAAATGCTCTTGTTGAATATGTAACAAACTATTCTCCCACCCCCACCACTCCTGATCTTCAAACAGTCACTGGTGCTGGATATACAACATCAGATCCTATACAAGCAAGTTCAATTGGTTTTATTGACCCTACATTCTCAAACTATGCAGTTTTCTATTGTGAAACAGTTGGACTTGGTAGTAGAATTAGATTAGATGATTCTTTTGCAAGTCCAAGACTTTCATTAGACACAGCTGGAACAGATCTTACAGTTTGGGCAAACACTGGTTCTACACAAGCAATATTAGATTTTGCCTCTGTCTCAGGAACACAAACATATACATTCCCTAATGCTACAGGTACAGTAGCCCTAACAAGTGATATAACATCAACATTATCAAGTTATGTTCCATATACAGGGGCTACGAATAATATAGATCTTGGGATATATGGCATTAATGGTCTTGATGGATCAACTAACACTTACAGTGTTCTACCAGCTGGACTAAGTTTTTCTGATACAGGATTTTCATCTTCAGTATCAATAGATAAGGTTAGTGTTACATGTTCAATTTCAAGTGGACACGCAGCTATAAATGTATCTGGAACTCCTCAAGTTGGAGCTTATTCTAGTGGAGGTTATGCAATTCTCACTTTAGATACAGGAGGTGAAGGATTATTAGCATTTAACAACGGTCTTTCTATCTCATCTATAAAGTGTAATAATGTTACTGCAGGCAGAACTTTACAATTACCAGATTCTACTGGAACGCTTTTAACAACAGTAAGCACTAGTGCTGGACCTTTAACAACAGGAGTGGATGGAAATGTAACAATTCCTGATGCAGATGCTTCTACTACAGGATTAATAACAACAGGATCACAAATTATAGAAGGTGCTAAAACATTTACTTCAAATTTAGCAGTTGAGCAAATAGAATTTCCAATATTAAAAATAAATACTACATCAACGACTCTTAATGGAATTTCTACATTGGGTTATCCAAGTATTGAATTAAAGCATAATAGTTATAGTGGTTATTTAAATACAGGAATCGTTGGTGAAATTGCACTTACAGATAATGCCAGTTTAGTTAAGGGACTTATTCAATTTAGAAAAACTTCATCTACTTATGCAAATCTTGTTATATTTCCATCAGTAACAACTGGAAATAATGTATTAATTGGAACATCTACGGATTCTGGAAATAAACTACATGTAGAAGGAACAACAAGAGTAACTACATCTTTACAAACACCTATAGTTCGTGGTAATACTACAGCAAGTGGTACACTTACATTACAGTCAACAAGTAGTGGGACTAAAGGTAAAATACTATTTGGTACATCAGCTTATGATGAAGCAAGTAATGCACTTGGTATAGGTACAAGTACACCTGATGCATCAGCTAAAGTACAAATAGATAGTACAACACAAGGATTTTTGCCACCAAGAATGACTTCTCTTCAAAGAGGTAATATATTATCTCCTGCTGTTGGATTAATGGTCTATCAAACAGATGATGACCTAGATGCAGGAAAACCGAAAGGAGTTTATGTATATGATGGCACTACATGGAGAAGATTAAATTGGACTTAATAAATAATATAATAACATGGCAGTAGTAATACAAGATAATTTTAGTTTAGCAGCTGCAAAGGCTGTAGATAACAGATATGAGAAAGTTAGCTCTGGAGGTGTATCGATTCCTTATACATCTACCTCTGAAGCACTTTCTTCTATTCCTTTAGTGTATAGACATATCGGTCTTACAGTTGCTATTGATAATGGTTCTGGTGGAGCAACTGAATATTGGTTTAAAGATAATACAACAACGCTTGTTCCAAAAAGTGGAGCTGTTGGGGGTGCTAAAAATGGATTAACATTAGATACAGGTGATGGTAAC